TGACAATGCAAGAAGTGGTCTCAAGCAGATGTTTGACGACATTGGATCTGGCGCGAAGAGTGCAAAAGAAGCGTGGAATGATTTTGGTCTTGGTTTGGCTAAGACATTACTTGATCGAATGACGCAAAATAATATAGACAAAATAGTCAAAAACTTAACATTTGCATTTACCGGAGAAGAAGGAAAGTCTGACGCTGAAAAAATAGCTAGCGAAACTTCAAACTTAGTCGGAGTAAACAATAAAATTATATCTTCGAATCTAGAATTAATATCCGCAATAAATGGCCAGACAGAAGCGTTAAAAAAACAAATAGACTCAGAGACACCAGTAGATACGCCCTATAGAGACAAAATTCCAGATAGTGAAGGTATTACCTTCAAGGGTTTTGACGCTAAGAGTATGGCCGCCATAGCGCCCGTGACAAAAAAAGAGACTGATAAAACTACAAGGCGGCTACAAAAGATCGGAAAACAAACAATTAAAGAAGAAAGAGATAAAGCAAAATTGGAAAAAAATGAATCTATTAACGGTATAGGTGATGATATAAGAAGGGAGCTTAATAAAGTAAACGCAAAAAACCAAGAAACTTCGAATACAGAAAGGTTGGCTGGACAAGCTTCAGACAATTACATCCCTGGCGGCATGCAAATTTTTGGCAGGAATCAAATTGAGAATATTGCCGCAGGTACAAGCGGGCAAGTCCAATCTGATAATTCCGTGAATTATAGCGCTGAACTTTACAATAGAAATTTTAAAGCAATGACCGGTAAAGAAGCAGAAGAAGGATATGGGAGAGCTTACGATGGAGTCAATAACCCAACCCCAGCAGGTCACGGTCCTATGGGGATGCTTAAGGACTTGATTAGTACTACAAGCGCAAGAGTAGGGGTGGGAGGGAAAAATACATTAGAAGCACGCGCGACACAATTACCTGGGAATCTTAAACAACGAGATGAGATAGTATCGAACTTAAAGGAGTTAGAAGCCCTTAGAGAACTAAAAGGCGAACTAAAGGAAATAAAACATTATTCGCTAAACGCAGCTCAACCATTAAAAGAGATAGACGAAGAATTGAATGCGGCAGCTAAAGAGGCTTTAAAATTAGAAAATGTAGACCTTAACGTCGATGATGTCATAGAAAAGCTGAATGAAAAAATGAGAAAACTTTCTGATGCATTACGACAAACCTCAAGTGAACTTGGTATAAATCAACTTCCCGTTCTAAAAAGTCAAGCCGTTACAAGTAATAAATTCTCAGGCGGCAAAATACAACACTTTGCAAAAGGCGGATTTGTAGACGGCCCAGCAGGCGTAGATAAAGTTCCCGCAATGTTAACGGCAGGAGAGTATGTCGTACCTAAAGACAAAGCAAAGCAATTCAAACAAAGCGGCGGAGAGATACAGAATTTCGCAATAGGCGGAATGGCCAAAGAGCTAAACAACGAAAACTCTAAAAATAGAACCATCAGGGGCGCACAAGGCGTAACGCAATTACTGGTTATGAATGAGGTCTCTCGCGGGATGGCTAAATATTTAGAAAAGCCAAAAGATGACGGGCCCCCAACATTTGATAAAAATAAATTCAACAATTTAGACCTAAGATCAGACGTAAATATCAAGCGTGGAGATCCTAGATTGAGCGCAAGGTTTTTAGCTAAAGATCCAGTGATGCAGGAATATAAAGATTATCTCTTAGAGAAGGCTGCTTACGACGTGGAAAAGAAAAACCAAAAGGTCGATAAAAAAATGCAGACAATCGGCTCTGTACTTTCGTTTATGAGTAGCTTTGCAATTGGCCAAATGTCAGAGATAATAGCGCCTTATGTTCAAAAAGCAGTTGGGTGGGCAAAAAATAAGACTATAAATACTGCCATGGGCCATACAGGTTTAGGAAAACATTCAGATGCATTTAAGCAGGCCAGAAGCGATGGATTAAACGTAAATTACAAAGACGTAAGTAATCATATTGAGTCTGGAGAATTTCTAAATATAAACGACAAGAATTACGCCTTTATGCCGCAGCCGGATGGTAGTGATGATTGGGAAAGAATGAACACGGGTTCCACCGCTAAGACTCATAGGGGTCAAGGAACTGGTATTAACAAAAATAATGCATCAATGCTTAAAAGGGCAAGAGGTTATCAATCTGGAGGCTCGATACCAGCAATGCTTACAGCGGGAGAAGGCTTCGTTCCAGCTCCTGTTGCAAAGAGAATTGGTTATGATAATTTAAATCGCATGAACACTACTGGTGGGCTTCCAATTGTTCAAGGCAAAGGAGGAATAGATAATGTTGGGCCAGTAGGATTAACCGAGGGCGATTTTATCATAAAGAAAAGCTCAACAGACAAGCTTCTCAGAGAGAATCCCAACATGATGCGTTTCGCCCTACAGAATCCAGAGGGATTCAAAAGGGGTGAGCAGGGTTATTACGAAGGAGGAGTAGTTGGTAGCCCTTCAACAATTCCCGCTCCATCCGTACCAAAGCAAGCTCCAACAAACAGACTCAAGAGTGCGGATCCTGCTGAGATGCTTAATCAGTCTTTCAACCAAAAACAAGAAGCCGCTGTAGCGCCACAACAAAAAAGCGAAGTAACCAACAATATAAACGTTAATGTATCCATAGATCAAACAGGAAAAGAAACGGTATCGACAGAGAATTCTAACAGCTCATACGAAGAAGAGCAGCAACTTTCATTAAAAATAAAGAGCGCCGTACTGGATGTAATCAGGCAAGAAAAGAGAATAGGTGGGGAACTTAGCTCATGAGGCAAGCTGTTTTAGGTTATGAACAAAAATTCTTTATAAACGGAACTCAAATATCAGGAGTTCAAAACGTTGCGGGCTCTTATGCGATAGATGAAAGACCAATAAATGTTCTTGGTTGGGGTCATGTAAATAAAAATTTCTATAATGATAGAGAAAGATTTGCTCAGCCTGATGGGTCTTTTATATTGGACGAGAATGGATTTAATATATTAGGAGAAGAAAGTTTAGATTGTGCGGTAGATGGAGACATAAGCGGATTTCCAGAGAGCATGGCTGTTTTGAACGCCCCATTGGAGGGTTCTTTTTCGATTAATTCTGTATTGGTCAGTGAAGATTTCTTTTTACAATTCACGGGAGACGTGCCATTTACTGGAAGTATTCATCATGGAAAGAAATACTTTGGTTTTGATAAGGGGTACATAACTAGCCACTCTGTTTCTTGTGGCGTTGGAGAACTTCCAACGACATCCACATCAATAAGAGTTTTCGGAGACATAGGTGGATCTCCTGAGTTTATGGAGCAAGAAGATGAGGGTGGACTATTTCTTCAGGAAGATGGATTTGCAATAGGCTCAGAAGATTCTAATGCCGGAATATACAACGCATCAGGTGATAATCCCTTTCCTGAGATAAGGCTGCCAAATCAAGGGTCCATTATTGTAGAGTGCGCAGGGGCGACGACAGATAGGGTTACATCCTTTAACTACAGTATAGACATACCTATATCCCCAATTTACACAGTAGGCTCTTCTGTGCCGGCGCAGGTAGATGTTGCATGGCCAGTAACCACGAACACTTCTTTCAGTTTAGATATAGACAAATACGAATATCAAAGCTTGAGGAAATATTTAAAGTCTCCCACAGTTCACGACATTGCGATAAAAATCAACGATTGCTTTGGTGTTCCGATTCAGCATTATGTAGTTAAAAGTGCGAGATTAATAGGAGAGGACATGGCCGCTTCGACAGACGGGAAAATGACTGTAAATTTAACATATAAATCTTACTATAATAAGAGATGAGTAAGCCTTTTTATAGATACGAAGATGTTCCATTGTTGATGGCTTCTGAGGGCCAAGAGCCAGTTATGGTTTTTGCTAATAGAGCTGGTTTATCTGCTAGCCAACCGATACAAGCAAAGAAATTTATAGAGGATTATCATATATCATTCGCATTGCAAACTGGAGATATACATTTTACTGGAGCTCATGAATCGGGTTTCTTGATGGGTCCGCGCAACGGCCCAGGAGTAAGACTTCCAGAATCAGTTGAAAATATATTAAGCGGAACTAAAATTGCCTATCCTGGCGGACAAGGACTTTACTTAACTGAAGATTTATCTGCTGGTGATTATTATATAAATGTAAGATCTACAGGTGAGACTATATTGAGGTACGAGGAAGACATAGAGCATGGAGAAGTTGAGGTCTTAAGGAATTACGCAGCAGGAGGAATAGTAAGAGGTTCTTTGGATGTGACCTATTACATGAACACTGGAAATCTTCATACTTTTGCAGACTTAACGGGCTTGCTTGATCCTAATATTTACCCGCAAGTAAACGAAACAAAAATAACAGGATGCTTTGGTGACTACATTTTTGAAGACGCGTATTTAAGAGAGCTTTCTTTTTCGGCTCAACCCTTTCAGGTTGTAGAATCAAACTTGAGTTTAGATATATATGGAAGAATGTTGTATCAGTCTGGATTGGCCGACTCTATAATTGAAAATTACGGATGTCTAAAAGAACAACAAATAAGCGTACCTCACGCAATCAATACAAAAATACTTGGAGCCTCTGATGTAGGAATAGAATATCCTTTAGATTTTTCATACAGCATAACGTCCACAAGAAATCCAGAAGTACCAATACCTCTAAGCGGAAAAATGAGCGAAGAAGGAGAGCTCCCAATAAGGGTAACCAAGGAAGCTATAGACATTAGCATAAGAATAAGAGGGGAAAAGTTAGATCCATTTTTAAAAATATCAGGGCAAAGAGCTAATGTTACGGTTCAGTTGTCAGACATAGGTTTTAGTAAAGAATTCACAGACAACAATCAAGGTCTACTCAAAGAGTTTAGATTAGCGGGAAGCTTGGTTCATCCAGATTTGCCGTCTCAAGAGTTAAAGGATTATGGAGTTGTTGAAGAGGATAATTTAAGCGTGTCAGAGGGAGGGTTCCTCCAAGGTTCCGCAACAATAAAACAATCTTATAGATAATGGATATATCGAATTCAGGGTTGGATGTTAATTGCGTACAATGGTGGCAGCAGAGCGGCGACGCAAATCTTGTGTTATTGGATGAGCCAACTGGATCTAGCGAGCAACTTTTTGAGTACCCGGAGTCTGGCTCCTATAGACCTGTAGAAGATGCTTATTTGTCGGGTAAAGGTATACAGTATTTTGCACAAACGGGTGAGGATGTAACTCTAGCCAAGTATGTTTATGTAGATTACAATCCTAATTATTATTATACAGAAAATGATATTTTATCAATAGATGATTTAGTTTTTTCTCAAGATAGAAATTTTAATATATCGACTAGTAAAGAATTAAACATTAGTGAATTTTTTAAACTTAATCCTAATTTAGGTTATTCTATTAATGTATATGTTAAAAAGGATAATGAGTCTACTAGTTTAATAGATAATTATAAAACATATATAACAGAGAACCAAGATAGATCTGTTAATATTGGAGATTCTATTGGTGTTGGTGTTGGTATAAAGTTTTATGATAAAAGTGATGTTGAGCTTTATGCGCCGAATCTAAGGGACACCCATAGGTTAATGGCGGCTAGTGAATTAAACCATAATGAATACTATAATGTACAATTAGATATAGCCAACACTTCAATACCTGATGAAGCTGTTTCTGCGCAGTTAGTTTTATTTGTTTATGGAATGAGTGCTGGTTCATTTATTTTCAAAAAACCATCAGTAAGAAATTTAAGTAAGTTCTTTTATTGCATAAAGGATCACAAGTCAACTTCATACAATAGCCCGAACAGCAAGGATGGACTAGAGTATTGGACTCAAGATTTTGTCTGGAGACCTTCCTATGGAGCCAAGTCTGACTTTGTGGCAATAAATGAAGAATTAAAAATGGGAGAAGGTAAAGATTATGTTACCAATATGGCAATAAACGCACTGCCGATGGAATTAACATTAAACTTTAGAAACCGAACAGACAAGGAAGCTAGAGCTATTGTTCACTTTTTGCAGGAAAAATCATTTGCATACGAGTCAATTTTTAGCCTCGATTATAAGGGCGACAGATTATTGTCAAGCGAAATATCGGCGTTTAACTTTGAGTTTTCGTACCCGTACAGGAATGACTTAAAATATACTTGCACTCAGTTTAATCATACTATTTCTTATAGAAATAATAATAATGTAAATGCTAAGTTTGTATGCAATACAGAAAGCTCTCTGTCAAGTGTGGAGAGTCATGCTGGCTACAATAAAAGAATTGATGCGCTGATACCTATATTTATAGACGAAACCACTCACTTCAAAAAGGGCGAGCAAATCAAATTAAACACCTTCACCTTGGAAGAAGGAGATGGAGTTATAACAATCGATACCAAAAAAATAAAAACAATCAAAAGGTATCCAGAAGATCCCTTGACTCCAATAACTGGGGGGATAATAACTTTTACCGATGATGTAGATATAGAAGAAGAAGATTGCGTTTACATAACAATTGCAGATCCAAAAAACTCTATTTTTAATGTTGGAAAAACAAAGATAAAGAAAAAAATATCAAAAAACCAATACGCTTTTTGGCCAATACTTGAAGAAGGAGATGAGTCAGACGTTGCGAACTTGAGGGCAACATCTTCTGCTGGAGAGAACACTTCTGTACAATGGTTTGACGAAGTTGGAGAAAGTGAATTAGAACCTAGGCAGGAAGAGCTACTCACAACTGACTTGGCAGATCAATTATGGAAGCCAACCGATGTAGATAGAATAACTCCAAGAAATGAATTATTCGAATCAGAGGATGGAGCTCAATACTTTGAAGAGACTACAGAAGAGTTTATAACAATAAGGGGTGAAGATTTTATAATAGGTGGCAACATCATGATGAAGAAGATGCAAGTCTGCCCAGAGGACTGTATGTTCAGTAAGGTTCTTTTACCAGAGCATGTTTCGAATATACCGTCAGAGGTAATAGATCCAGCAACTGGGGCGGCCAGAAAAAGGCAGGTTTATCTTAAAAACTACAGAAGGATGCAGATAGACTCAGACATAGATGCAGAAAGCCTGTACGTAATCTTTACGCCTTTAGAGAATTTTACACTAGAAGCGAAGGATGATTTCTGGTTGCTTGTGTCTGCGGTCCAAGGCAGAAGTAGTATTTACTTAAAGGATCCGAATGAAATACCTAAATATCCATGGTTAGAGGTTAGGAACTTTGACCACAAGCCAAGTTTGGCATTTAGTTTAGAACAAACGCCTGATAATATTCAATCAAGTTTTCTAAAATACTATAACAAGAAATTCAAGAGGGGTATTAATGGAAACTTATCAACTTTTAATTTGACATTTGAACAAAGAAGCGACGAAGAAGCATCTGAAATATTGCAGTTTCTCGAGAGTCATCTTGGTTATAAGAAGTTTAGGTTTCAAATGCCGCGCCCATATCTAAAAGATGGAAGTTACATCACTTCGCCAAGCAGACCTTATATTTCGAGCTTCTATTGTCCTAGTTGGGGGCACGATATAATATACAAAAATAATCACACAATATCTGCGACATTTATAGAGTCCACAACTTCAATAGAAGAGGATCTAAGGAATGTTTTTGGAATAGGAAGAGATGAAGATAAACCGTGTTATGGAGCAGAAATATACGACCCAATAACGACCCATGAGCTTTGCACTTTTTCTTCTCAATTGATGGCTGCAAAGGGTGCCGGTTTTGACCTTAATCAAGACTCAAAAACTGCAAAATCTAAAGCTGTTGATTTAGTCTTTATAGTTGACACGACGGGGAGTATGACAGTTGCCTCTATGGAGACTAATGGGGTAACTAAAACAAAGTACCAAGTAGCCATAGATATAGTTTTGAAAATGATAACAGCTCATGATAGTTATGTCGTGCCTGGGACTGAATCATACAATGAATTCGACGCGCCACCATTAAGCTTTGGGTCTAGGAGTGGAGATGATACGGCCCCACCGTGGCCAGCAGATAATCAGGTTTTGGATAGTTTAATTTCTAAATTATATGACCCGCTAAAAGAGCTGCAGGAAGAGCTGGAAAATAATGATTATAATTTAGAGAACCTAGATAGATTTAAAATAAAAATAGACCAAAAAAGAGTAAATCTTGGTTTTATACTGATGGCAGATAGTAGGCAGGTGATACAAGACGTATCGGATTATCCTAACTCATTCGATAAAGTGCAGTCTTATAAGAGCGTAAACATAAAAAACCCTAATAACACACTATCGGAAGATTCGCCTAGAGCAGTTAGTCAGGCCTTGGCTCAGTTTTATAATAGCCCACGAGCTGAGCATGTGACCGATAGGATTATTATTATGTTGAGCGATGGTATTTTTACGACTCCCGACGTAACTGGATTGTCGCCACCCTATAACCAGGTTTATAGCCAATACACTCTTGACATGTGCGCTCAACTAAGAAAAGGCGGGGATTTGGCGGTTAGAAGACCATCTGACGAGACGCTTAAGAAGTATGGGTATCAATCTCAAAATCCATATGCCAAAATGGAACAATATAAATTTAAAGAAAGAGATGGCGGCAAGTCAGCTTATAATAATCCTGACCTGGGTAAAGATAATCCCGCATGGTATGAAGAGGAAATGCCAACGGTGTTTATGTTTGCTAGGGTGGGCTTTCCAGGTTTCCTAGCGGTTCGAGCCCCAAACTATGTTTATGACTATGATAAGCCTGCGCCATACCTAGAGCCGCCAGGTAAGACTCCTCAATTCTTTTTTCCAATAACGCAGGGCGGAGACCCTAATGGCGAGGTTACCAGAATGATGGACTTGATAAAAGTTGTAGAAATGCTTACCAATGATAATGGTTATCAGAACGTACTATCGATAGTTCTATATAATTGTGGCCCTCACGATGTAAAACTAAAAAACACATTAATTAATATCGAAGGCCAAAACACCGCATTAAAATACACTACTGAAATATTAAAAGAAGGTATACCCAAAGGAGGAAACGTTAGGGATTTAACTTTCACGCAGCCAGATCAGGGATTAGGGTCAATAGTAAAAGGTTACGGGGGCCAATACTTTGGCGACTTGGACAATCAAGATTTATTTTCAGACGACCCTAAGGCTTCAAATATATTGTGGACTTCATTTAATACTCAATACGAAGTGTCAAGACAAGGCGTAATAGAAGACATAAATGGAGGGTGGGCCGCAAACTCAAATTTAACAAACGGAGTTAAGAATACAGGTGTTGCATTTAAAGGTATGCCGATAAGAGTATTTAAGGCAGATTCAGGCCTACAGATAACAGACTACAACATAGGAAACGTTACCCCTAGTAATGGGTACAGAGGGGATTATTCCCATTTACCAGCAATAAAGCCTGGTGAAAAACTTGATTTATTTTTTGGAGTAAAGACTAATAAGTTGAGCGACTTTTCTGAAAAAGTTCAACTCTTTATCAATTCAGACGACGAAACAATGAAGGAGATGGATTGTTATGCTAATTATAATTTTGAAATAATCATTCCATCAAGCAAGGAGTCTTTAGGTGATTCTGACACTAAGGATAATAGTGACCCAACTGATTGCCAGAGTGTATGGATGAATTCAAATCTGATTATAGATCATCCAGAATATGGAAAAGTTTCTTTTGATAGCAGCCCTAAGTTGCCTATCGCCCCAACATACAACCCTTGGGCTTTAAGGAATTTCGCAGACAAGCCGCCGACATCAGGGGGTAATTCTTTCAAGATGTGCAACATAGCTTCAGCTCAAACATATACATTTTCTCAACCAATAAGAAATCCTCTTTTGGCTGTTTATAGTTTGGGGAACCCTAATTTAAGCGTGACCATAAAAACAAGTACCAAAGTTATCGATTATTCGGGAGGAGCAAAATCAGCTGACCATTCTACTATAGTTGTTGATACAGACTTTAGCTTCAAAGGGCCAGAGGCTTTTGGAGTCCTGCAGTTCCCGGGGGAGCATACAAGTATAACTTTAACGCCAAACACCGCTGAGTGTTACTATAGTCTCGTATGGGGGTTGCAATATTGCCCATGAGTTTTATAACTGAAGAGTCTGGAGTATGCCTTTCGGAGACCGGAAATTCGGTGATTGCTGGGTGCGACTTTTTAATAGATGAGTTGGGTAGAAAGTATATACTGACAGAAGGAGCAAAAAGAATAATCCCAGAAGGGGATTGTTTCCCAATTACTGACTTTGACTGTAGCAAGCTTGATAGAATTACTGTGGATAGCGGAAAATTTGTAACCATAATTAATACCTGTAGTCTCCCTTTAACTATAACGGGATTTAAAAACGAAGACCCGTTGAGATTTTCTATATTTAAGTACCCGGAATATTCAGGCTACGCAGAATATAATACTGGTAACACTCAAGAACTTCCTTTTACTGTCGAACCATTCCAAAGAGTAAATATAAATACCTTTTTTCATCCTTTATATTCCGAGCTCGAAAGTGGAAACGCAGGAACTTATGAGAATAGAACTGGAGATAAGTTTGAGTCTAACGTTTCAATACTTCCGGGTTTTGAGGTATTGAACTGTGTGGAGGACCCAAATACTTCTATTTTATGGTGGGAGGAAAATGAGTATTGTGATTTAGTTTTATTAAATGATGCGGAGAAATCTTTTAATCCTGCAGCTCAGTGGTTTCAGGAGTCTGGTGATGATAACTATCAAGTCAGGGAGTCATTATTTGAATCATACACTGAAGATGCTCAGTATTTTGAAGAGAAAGGTGAAGAAGATGTGACGGTAAAGTACAACTCAAAAGCTATATCTTCTTATTGTTCGCCAAAGTTTAAATTAGAAGGAGAGTTTATCTGCGAGCCGGTTGATAGAGACTTCTTGAATAATGACGAAAACTTTATAGAGCCCGACCTTTCAGTATTGAAAAAAATACAGAATGACTATTTTTTAAGTAAGAAGAAAACGATAGAGATTAACACTACTGATGTAGTGACAGTTCAGAATATTTACCAAGGATTAAAGGACTCTTCTTTAGCTTACGCGGCAATGTTGAATAATATGCAACCTAATTGGTATGAAGCTTATGGGAACCTAGGAATATCTGGAGCTCTAGGCGTTTTTCATTCCTTAGTGCAGGGGGTTATAGATGCAGGCCAGGATAATGACATAAACAATTTACTGCAATCCTCGTTACCTGCAACACAAGTGAGTTATGGAGACAAGAAGATTCAAGTTTCTTACGCAAGTAATAACACCTCTGAAGTGCAACTTGATGGGTATAATTGGACAGGAATGATTATCAAAAACGAACCAGTTGAAAACGCTGGAGACGTAAGTAATCAAGCTGTATTTTTTAACGCAGAAATTATTCCAGGACAAGCAAAAGATGTAAGAATGTTTATTGTCGATAGTGGAGATTTTAATAACTACCCAATGAAAGAGACGATATGAATATTTACAGTATGTCCTCTGGTGACAACGACCCAAGTAATGATTATGTAAGAATGCACGTTGCGATGGACGCTGGGACGAGTTCGAATATACGAATATATAATAGTGGAATATCTGGGGTAATTCAGTATAGCTCTACTTCTGATTACGCATGGAAGGTTGAGAGGGTTAAATATATTTCCGAAGAAACTGTTGAACTAAGCGCATCAGAGAATCAAAAAATTGGTTACCCTTCAGGTTTTGCGTGGATTCCTGGAGATTCAATATCTTCTCTTTCTAATTCAGAAGAAGTTGAGACAGGAAAACTAGATTCGTTGACGGAGAAGTCAGAATTAAGTAATAACGAATATTTGAAATCTGGATCGCTTGTATTAGAAGACTTGTATGATGATGAGTGGAGCCCTCAGGGTATAATGAAGGTTTCAAACGTATATTCTCTCAAGGGTAACATGCCTTTTGTGAATATAAAAAATAAAGAAATAAGCTCAACTGGGTCTTTTGATATTTACGCTTCGTCACTTGAAGGATGCATTTTCACAATGGATATAAAAAGGGATTTCATAAGCGGGGATTCCAACGGGCCTGGTAGCTTGTTATTGCCAGACTTAATAAAAACAAAAACAACATCTTCAGCGAGCAAGGGTGAAACTTTAAAAGAGTGGAACAGCATGTTTGAGATAAACCAAAACTCCAACGTAGATTCTATATTCAAAAACGGACAAAACAGAGATGAAGTTTTTATCCAAGAAATGCAGAATTATTTAGAAAAAAATTGGTACAACAAGTTAAAAAGAAATTTGTGGGGAAATTATATAGATAATGAAAGCATGCAATTAAGCTCAAGAGATCCAGAAACATTAAAGAATCATATATTCTATTGTTTTTATTATTTTGGAGCTTCTGATGATATAAATATATTATCTAATACTAGTTTTAGTAGTAGCGAGGGAATGAATTGGTATATTGGTCTTGGTGGTAAAAGTTTATTTTCGGAAAACGTAAGGGCGCTAAGATCTGAACTCGCATACCTTCCAGTAGTAAAGCAAACAAAAGAGATAACAAAAATATACGCATCTCCTCCAAGAACAACTTATTCATACAATTTACAAAATAATATTAATATTGCTGATTTTATTGATTAATTAATTTATAATATATATATGAAAGATACAGGTAAAAATATTAAAGCTTTATTCGAGCTGGATCCTTCTGCTATTATATGTTTGTATAAGATAGATTTAAAAGGGAAAGGTCAGTATTTATTTCATGCTGGAGAAAATGGATATAAAAATAAGCTAGTATTCAATAGCCAGGAGTACGATTTCTTTCCTATAAAGGCTGACGGCTTTGAGATTCAAGGAGATGGCAGATTGCCCAGACCTAAATTAACATTCACAAACCATCAAGGAGTAATCTCATTGCGCCTGAATCACTTTGACGATTTTATTAATTACAAAGTCACTAGAATAAAAACATTTGTTAAATATTTAGATGCAGTTAATTTTCCTAATAATTTTAATCCTCACGCCGAACCTGATCCTGATGCGGCTTTTGGTGAAGATGTTTTCTTTGTTAATCAAAAAACAAAAGAAGATGATAATATAGTAGAGTTCGAATTGGTTTCACTGCTTGAGTTGCAGAACGCAAGCGTGCCAGCTAGAACAGTATACTCTAATAGTTGTCCTTGGCAGTACAGAGGAGATATAGGTTGTGGATATAAAGGTAAGCCAATATCAAATGGTAAGAATAAAAGGTTTGTGCCAAGCGGTTATAATGAAGATATGGTTGGGCCTGAAGTATATTTTAGCGGCGAATTTAAAACAAAAGAGTTTGCCAAATTTGAGGAAGGAAATGTTTATCCAGATTGGTCTATAACTTCTACCTATTCCAAAGGAGATACCGTTAAGCTAGTCCCTTACGATCATGATTCTTCATTGAATCCTATTGATATTTATGTTTGCCTGAATGATGGTGTTAGGTCGAACCCTATTTACGATACAGAAAATTGGGTTTTAGATGATTGCGATAGAAGTTTATGTGGATGCAGGCTTAGATTCTCAGATTCAGCTACAGGAGCTGGAGGCGGAAAAAGAATTACAGAGAACCCAGAGGGTAAGGATCAGTTCTGGACCGAATCAGAAGAAGGTCTTCCCTTTGGAGGTTTTCCCGGAGTTGACCCTTATGAGTTTAAATAAATGTTTGAGAGAGAAGTCATAGTTCATGCAGAGAGCAATCCAGAAGAAGAAGTGTGTGGATTTATTTTGCTTCATAAAGATTTAACTGTATCAGTTGAGCCCGCAATAAATGAACATTCGGCGCCAAGAGATTGCTTTACAATATCGCCAAAAAGCTTCATAAAACATTCTATAGACAAAACAATAGTAGGAATATACCACTCTCATCCAAGGAGCAACGAGAGGCCTTCTCCGCCAGATATAGCTATGTCTGAGGAAATGGGTATTCCTTATTTAATCTACAGCGTAATAACCAAGAAGTTTTTTCTTTATTACCCCGAAAGCTATGAGCCAGAAAAGCTTACTGGAAAACCTTACATCAAGGGCTTCTTTGAATGCACCTGTATGTTCAAAGACTATTTCAAAAAAGAACTAAACATAAACATATCTAAATGGAACGAAAACTATTGGCTTCCACAAGAAGATAAAGACGCAAATAAACTATTAATAAATATATTAAATAATAATTTAAAAAAAATAGAAGATAAAAAATTACAAAAACATGATGTAATATTATTTCAAGTAAAGAAAAATTTTAGATATCATGTTGGTATATATTGTGGGGATGATTACTTCTTGCATCAGGCCACTGGTATTTTATCCAGGAGAGAGTTATTGGACGAACGCTGGCAAGCAAAAATAAAAGAAGTGTACAGACATCCATCGTTAGTGTAAATATACATAAGGAAAAAGGATGAAAAGGGTATTTTTACACGGAGAACTCGGGAAAAAGTTCGGTAAGGAATGGAAGCTAGACGTTAGCTCTCCGTCTGAAGCTGTGTCTGCACTGTTCGCTAACGATAGAGAAATAGAATCATACCTTAACAAGAAAGAAAAAGCAGGAATATATTATGGTGTAAAAAGAGAGAAAAGCGACAACTTTATAGATCGAGTTGATTACGTGTTACCAACAAAAGAAAATATACATATATTTCCTATGCCGCAAGGAGCTGGATTTGCTGGAGGACTAATAATGACCGCATTAATAACCGCTGCTAGCATGTATGTTAATAAAAAAATAGCGGAAGCTATGGAACGAGACGATTCTACCTTGGCAGTGCAAACTGAATCTTTTATATTTAATGGTGGAGAAAATAGATACCAACAAGGATCTACTGTACCGGTTGGGTACGGAAGGATGAAGATTGGTAGCAATGTAGTATCGGCATGCACTGTAAATTATGATTATGATTCAGAAAGAGGGCGGGTTATAAATTTTGAAGATGGCTTATATAGTTTGGTGCCAGGTTATAGTAAGCACTACATACCTGAAGCAGGGCCACTATTATCTTCTCTTGTTTCTAATTTGTTCGACGGGAAAAGTAATTTTAAGGCTTCGGATCCAGCATACTTATTTCTTAAAAAATCATTGCCTAATACTTATTTCGGTGCAAACGATGGTGTTTATGGTCAATATGTTGACGCAGACACGCAAAGGAAAGAGACAACCACGTTTAAAGAAAAGAGCGGAAATAGTATTGGCGGATACTATTATTATGAGTATAACTGGTTCAAGGGCGTAGATGTTAGAAAAATGGGTACTCCCGGTATTGGGCACCCTGGAAATTGGATTGCTAATTCAAAAGCTGATAAGAACTACAAGGTTAAAGCATCTGACGCAGCTACTAGTTCATTTGTATGCCTACAGAGTGTACCTACCCCCGACGATAGTATAGAATTTGGAGATTTCTATCCCGTGTCTTTTGCTAAAGATGGAGAACTTGATTATATAGCGGGAAAAGAGCAGTCGAAGTCGTATGATGGTTTCTTTCCCATACCGGTTGGACAAAGATGGAGGAACGCTAACAAAGGTGATGGGGTTGGTTGGTTTAAGCTTGAGTCCGCTTCCATATATAAAGCAATCGACTTAGTGTGCGAAGGATCAATAGAAGGTTTTTGCGACAAGAATGGAGAAACCCTAAAGTTTAATAAGAATGCAGAAAAAATAGATGACCCTCTTGACCCTAAGTTTTTAAGAAATACTGGAGATGATTATCTGCAAGGCGTAATATTGGATGACTCACAGGTTAAGGAGGTCAATTTAAACACAAAAAAAGATGCATATAACATCAACGAGTTCGATATAGACATAGCTCAAAGCAGGAGCAAAGTTATAGGCGCAGATAATCAATCTCTTCTCGAACCTCAATACTCGTTCAGCGCAAACACTAAGGATATAAATGCTCCACTTTATGGCCCTAGGGAAATAAGCACAAATAATATAACAGATAACGCTAATGATTTAGCTGAGTTTCAAAAAAATAAACCTTATGCGCAAGGAGATTATGTTTCATACCAGGAGGGTGCTGGAGAAAAATACACATACAAAATAAACTCTAGTTTGAATAATTTATTCAATAGGTACGGCAACCATAACTATCAGGGCAATGATACGGAAATAACTTACATCCAAAACGGAGAGCTTGCGGAGTTTTATTTAACTACCGAATCCATAAATCAATACCAAACATTTTCTGGAGAATATGTTGATGTTAATGATAATAAATTTTATGAACCAGGGGACAAGGTTAGATCCAAGAAGTACGATGGTGGTGTTGGTTATTATAAAATGGGGGAAGATGCTGGTGATTTCATTGGGCTATTTGATGAAAATTCAGAATATAAAAATAGCGAAAATAAAGTCATAATGATGCCGGTAGAAAACACCGCAAATGTTAGCTCGACCATTTACAAAATAACTGGAGACTATGAGCCCGGAAAGCAGATAGAGTTTGCGCCTGAACAATTTAGGACGATAACGTTTAATGATTTTACTAAACCTTTATCTGCAAAAGAGCGCGACAGCGACAAAGAGGTGACAACCGACCCATTGTATATAATGAAGTATACAGAAGATGAAGATGTTTCATCTAAGAACTGGTTTAATGAGGAAGATATTACACCTGGAAATATTGCAGGATTGTGGCAGAAGATAGAAATAAATGGAGTAAAAGATATTAAAAATGGAGCAGGTGGCCCAGGAGCAGATGCGGAGGATCGTGCAGATTTAATAAGTAAGATATTTTTATTAGCTGGCACCGCCGACCAACAAACAATTAGAACATCAGAGGAGGAATATTACGTAAGTCACGCTATAATAAACCCCTTGGTGGAGGAGGTTTATGTTACTGTTCAAATTGATGAGTTGGCTTATATTTACGAAGGAGATTCTGTAGAAGTAACTTATCAAATAGGGAAATTGTGGACATTTATTGCTGGTGCATTGGGCGCCTATTATATATATCAGGCTATTTTTAGTGGAACGGTTAAGACTTCGGCCATAAATAATGCAATGGGGTTGGTGGCTACGCCTTTTCCTAATGCTGGTGCAGCTGCCCTTGGTGGGGTTGGATATTTAGATGTAGCCATGAACCAAAAAGAGTCTCTTGCTCATGCTGTAGTTTGGTCAGCTGTAACTTTATGGATGGCATTTTCTGACGCATTTAAAATAGGAGAAAAAATAGAAAACGCAGGTGAGATATGGCCAAACAAGGCCAAGTTCAGGATAAAATATGGCAACCAGGGGGAAATACCTTATTCTACCGACGTATACATTTATGGTGTCGCAACTTCCCCATATAGGAAAGATATAAAAATATACTTGCCGCCAAATCCTTCAAGAAAAGATAGAGACATTAAAGTTTACAAGCTCAATAGAGAAAGGAATCCAGTAAAAGAAGGTGAACAAGCGGCAAGATACAAAGAGAAATTTTTACTTGCAGCTATTACGGAAATAACCCCAGTTCAGTTGAGTTACCCAAACTCGGTTGTTATTGGCACTAGAGTTAATGCAAAAGATGTAGCCTCAATACCAAAAAGAAACTACCACCTAAAGTTAAAGAAAGTGGCAGTTCCAAGTAATTACGACCCGGAAACAAGGCAGTACGATGGAAACTGGGGTGGAAGATTCAAAGGGCAAGCATCTAAAGAAGATCCGGTCCCTGAAGAAGCAAAACTTTGGACCGACAACCCAGCCTGGTGTTTGTATGATTTAATATCAAGCAAAAGATATGGAGTAGGTAAATTTGGAATAAAGCCCGAAAATATAGATAGATGGACTCTTTACAGGATAGCGAAATATTGCGATGAGTTTATTCCGACTGGTTACAGCTCGAAAACTCCTAAAAGAAAATTCTCTTTGTCCGGAGAAAATACCATATCAATAACCGCAGAGGGCCCTTATGATGATGCGGATTTTCAGAGCGAATATAATCACACGAATAAAAAACTAGCAATTTATTATAATCACGGAATATGCGAATCTATTAAAATAATTGGAACAACATTATCTGGCAAGAAAATAATACTAGAGAGAAACCCAGCTCAGGAGTCAGGGGAGTGCGCTGTAGAAATAGACTATCCATTGGTTGAGCCAAGGTACACATTGAATGCATTTTTAATGAACTCCCAAAATGCCTTTAAGTTAATAAATGAATTTGCTGCGATATTTAGAGCTTTTGCTTATTGGTCAGGGGGCGCAATCAACTTCTTTCAGGATCAGAAAAAAGATTCAGTAATGTTGTTTGCTAACAATAATATATCCAAAGAAGGATTCTCTTATTCTAGTACGCCGAAAACAAGCAGAACTAATTCATGTAAGATAAAATACGTGGACAAGTACAATATGTTTAGAGCAAAAATGGAACATTCTGAGGACAGGAAATCCATACAAGAGAATAATATCATAGAGCAAACCATAGATGGGTTTGGAATAACTTCTCAAGCTCAAGCAAAAAGGGCTGCTGACTTTTTAGTCAAGGGCGCAAACATGGAGACGGAACTATTGTCTTTTGTTACCAGCTCGCTTGGATCTTATCTCAAGCCAGGAGATGTCATAGATGTTTTAGATAACAAAAGAACTATAGGTAGGTTTGCTGGTAAAATAGTTGATGTTGAAATAAGCGGAGACGGAAAAACTGCGGAACTAATGGTCGATTACCCAATAAGAACAATAATAGAAGAAGATGATAAGGACACATGGAAGCAAATAACAATTTATAATACCTCAGGAAATCAAACAATTGAATCATTGGATGATTTAGGGGAAGTAACGGACCAGCAAATAGAAGACATGAGGGCCGAGCAAATAAAAAAGTTCACGGTCAATAAGATTTATGAGAACGACACTAAACTAAGGTTGGTTAATAACCCATATAGTCATGTAACTGGTGAGTACACTTGGGTTGAAGCCCTAAAGGATGCAGAAGAGCGCGGAGGGATACTTGCGACCATAAACAACGAAATGGATCAAGTAATGGTTCAGGCTATGTTGCCAGAAGATGAGATGGCGTGGATAGGTGGATATTATTTAGAACTTCCGATACCTGAAAAATTTATATGGCATCAACCGCAAGAATGTGACAGTAACGAAATAACATTTTTTAGCTGGCTTGATGGATACCCTAGGGTGGCAAAAGAAATAGAGTCAGACCTGGCGTCAGAAGGAAACTTGGAAACTGATCACATATGCCCTCTAGGCACACTAGACATAGCGGCAGATAATGAGTTCCCTGGAGAAATTTTTATAGCAGTTAGTGGTTCTGAGAATAATTCAATACATGGAGATTGGGTTACATTGAGTGGGGATACGAAACTTGGATACATTTTGGAAAAACAAGCTGATGAGTCGTTTTTTAATTTAAAAGACACTAAGGGTACTACTTTCATGATGGAAGATTCCGTAAACCTTGCAGAGCCCAAGAAATATAAAATACTAAACATAGCGGAATCTTCTAATGGTGTATATAATATTCAAGGATTAGAATATAACGAAGACAAGTTTGATAATATAGAAAGAGATTTATCCCTAACGCAACCAAAGTCACCGGTGATATTTACAGAAAATAGCATTGACCCACCCTCCGAAATAACAGTGGAAATATTGAGCGAAGATATCAAAAACAATATACCATACGGAGTAAAGGCTACTTGGTCAATGGTTATTGCTGCGGCAAGTTACAGGGTACAGTTCTTTAACGAAAACATTCTGCTGGCAACATTCGAAGTGCCTAACGATAAGACTGCTGAAACTATATCGCACGAATTTAGGAGCGAAAGAGTAGTCGAGAATGGTACTTATTACGCAAGAGTTTATTCAGTAACAACATAATGTCATTTAATAATTCCAGTCAAGTTCAAATACCTCTATCTAATCCCAGGTTAAAATACGGAAAAACTTTTAGGATTTCGAATATATATTTAAATTCATCTAGTGAGATTCAGGATGTAAAAGAATTGCAGCCGTCTTCTGACTCAACGTCTTATTATAAGCAGAACTTTCAGACCTCAAACCTGAATTTAGAATGGGAGGTAATCGATCCAAGAAACGACTACATATATAAAAACCCATCAGACATAGAGAAGAATGTATACATAAGTGGTTTCGATGTAAACATATATGAAAACTACGGAAATTTAACAGGACAAAATGCTATAGATAATGGAACCAGGGTATTTTCTCAGTCAGGTATATTAGGTAATACTTTAAACTATGAAATCACAGGGGACAACTATAGTAGAAATTATTCTGTAGAGATAACATTAACAGACTTTACTGGTAACAAGAATAGGGCAATATTGACTACCCAGAACCCGATGCCTAATTATTCTATTTTATCAACCGGAGTTGATATGGGAGTTTTTAATTGTAGTTATAGCGGGCTAACTGGAGGAAATGGATCAAGCATAGCAAACGGTCTTAGATATCTAGAACTTTATAATTTTACTGGATTTGAAGGCGGCACTTTCCCTGACAAGAGCAAAGCTATAAGATCACAAACTGGCGATAATGGTTTTGTGTCTGTGGAGTTGACGCCTGGCGCCAATAATTATGTAATGTCAGTTCCTAAGGATTTATATTCTTATGGAGATATATCTGGATTTTTTAAACCTCAGGAGTATGTAACTGGGGTTGGATTTAGCGGGTTCATAGGGAACCCTGAGCAACCATTACTGATAGATTATAACCCAGCAATAAGAAACATTAATGGCTACAGGATATCTGGTGGCGATGCATATCGCTATACATTTGATTTGAATTACAACACTGGCAGTGATTTAATGACAACTTGCTACGGTGTGACAGGAACAGGTCAGACAACAGGTTCAGTACTTGGTTATGATGGTGAAATATTTTATGATAGCGGGGTTGCCTTTGATGCGACTTACAATTATAATAATACTGGGATTGAATATACATACGATAATTCACTGCCAATTCAGGAGGGTTTTAATACTGGAGAATTAAAAGATGCAGCAACTATAACTGGAGTAGGATTTACTGGATCTGGAACATATGGAAGTGGAGCGGGAGAATATTGGGCTGAATCTTTTCCTAAGTATACTGGATACGTTTCAAAGGATAATGGAGGTGGCGTAATATCAGGAGGAATTTACAACTATGGATATTACGACCCTTATGAAAATAAATTTAAATGCGCTAGTAACGAAGAAATAAAATCTGGAATACTGGAGACTAGGGGAATATATTCTATCCCTGTAAACAACCCGAATAGTTATGATATACAGTATCATGATGGAGTTAATTTTCAAAAGAGTTACGAGCAGGGAGCCTCTTATCTTAATTCGATAGGGCGCATGCCTGCGGTGATAATGAATAAATCCCAATTGACTAAGATTTCTGAAATTAGCGGAGGGATTGGATGGCTAGGGTTAAGGCGGAACAAGGTTGGGGTTATGACTAGTTTGTTCTCTGAGGATTTTAGCAATCAATCATTCCTTGAAAGTATAAACATAGATCAGGAGCAAAGTAGAGACATACAGATAACAAACCTAACTGGAGGAACGGAAAGCTCAAGGCTGGAAATAAATGATGTAGGGGAGTATTGGTGTTGGACAAACTCAAGCGGAACTCATATATATAAATATGCAGGAAGTGGATACGAAAAAACAAGAGAGGCTCATTTAAAATTAGACATAAAGAGAAATAGTGATGATTATCTAATATATACCACAGGATTTAAAGCTGAATCTAGACCGGTAGAAATAAATGAAATGACTGGAATATCCGGTGGGTTAGATATACGTTTTCGATACAACTTTGAAGATCATTATTATGAGTCTGGACTGCAACAGGGGGACCAGACAAATTATAATTTAATCCAGGCAAACCTATACACGGGAGACACTTATGGATTTTCTATTTCAGATGATAATTTATACAAATCGTTTAAAGAAGATCAGCCAGGAGATACAACAATAGAAGCATTGCAATCTGGGGTGGATTTCTCATACAATGAAGATGGAGATAATCCTCCTGGATTTTTTCAGATATTACCATTTGACACAATTGGAACTGGAGTTTTAGCGGACGTTAATAAAATCATAGCTGAAGCTGAAGGCGGAAACCCTGAAGACCCCATAAAATTAATACAGAATGATCAAATTACCATTGTGAATCTTGATGGAATGCGGGCCGCTAATCAGAATTACATAAAAGTTAAATTTCCATTCGAGCATGAATATGCGCCGATAGTTACTTTTGGTATTGAGTATGATGGTGGAGACGAAACGATGTCTTATTTAGGAGCAATGGTAGTTGGGAAAGCGAGCACCAAGGATGTGTCGTTTTTATTTACAGAAATACCTCCAAGCGATGGATACTCTCTTTATGTTAGATCTGCTAGCGGAAACACTAAGACAAGAGAGTTTATATTTAAACCATGGAGCCCCACCATGGCTTCTTTGTTTGCCTGGTATGACGCAAGCGATAATTCGACGCTAACAATAAATTCTGGTATAGTGGAAGCTATAGCTGACAAAAGCCTGAATAATAACAGCCTATTAGCAGGCTCATCTTCTGTGAAGAATCAGACACTAATACCTGGAGGGCAAAATTCATTAGACGTTATATCCATGGATGGAGACGACCATTATGTCACTCAAAATATGAACCTACCAAGTAGCGGCAACCTATCTATTTTTATGGTTTGTAAAATAGACGCCATAGACTCACCGCTTGATTCAATATTATCTGCCGTCGGGCCAACCAGT